ATCTGTGACAGTAACAGTGGACCACGTAGAGATGTTGACCGTTGTGTTATGCGTATTAATGATTCAAGGGTCACTTGCTTACCACTTGGTGATGGACAGAAAATTAGAGGACAAAGAGCTAATGATATTATCAGTGATGAGTTTGCTTCTATTCCTCGTGATATTTTTGAAACTGTCGTTGCCGGTTTTGCTGCTGTTAGTTCAGACCCAATAGAAAATGTAAAGCGATTAGCATCCGAGAAAAAGGCGCAAGAACTTGGTATAAACATAAAAGAAAAAGATGAAAATGAACTAGAAAACAAAGACAATCAAATTATATTAAGCGGAACTGCTTATTATGATTTTAACCATTTTTCAGATTACTGGAAAAGATGGAAATCCATTATTAGAAGTAAAGGCGAAACAAGTAAACTAAGAGACATATTTGGTGGTGATGACCCTCCAGAAAATTTTGACTGGAAGGAATATTCTATTATGAGAATACCATATGAATTATTACCAGATGGCTTCATGGATTCCTCACAGGTCGCTAGATCTAAAGCAACTGTTCACGCTGGTATTTATCAAATGGAGTTTGGGGCGGTGTTTACGCGCGACTCAGAGGGCTTCTTTAAAAGATCCTTAATAGAATCCTGCGTAGCAAATGAAAAAGATCCAATCAAAGATAGTAAAGGCAATGAAGTAATATTTGAAGCAAGATTAATAGGAGATAAAAACAAACAATATGTTTTTGGTGTTGACCCCGCGTCCGAGGTTGATAATTTTAGCATTATTGTTTTAGAGTTAAATAGTGACCATAGAAGAATTGTTCATTGCTGGACAACCAACAGATCTGAACATAAGGAGAAAGTTAAAAGAGGTTACTCCACAGAGACTGATTTTTATTCATATTGCGCTCGAAAAATACGAGACTTAATGAAATTATTCCCTTGTGTACACATAGCTATGGACGCTCAAGGTGGCGGCATTGCGGTCATGGAGTCCTTACACGATAAAGACAAATTACAAGATGGAGAAATAGAAATATGGCCCGTTATTGATGAAGATAAACCTAAAGATACGGACGACCAAAGAGGGCTTCATATTCTTGAGATGTGTCAATTTGCAAAGTATGACTGGTTAGCAGAAGCTAATCACGGTCTAAGAAAAGACTTAGAAGACAAGGTTATTATATTCCCTAAGTTTGACTCCATAACACTTGGTATATCAAATGTCGAAGATGGCATGAAGGGTAGGATGTACGATACATTAGAGGAGTGCGTTATGGATATAGAAGAGCTTAAAGATGAATTATCTATGATACAAATGACACAAACTTCTAACGGCAGAGACAGGTGGGATACGCCAGAAGTCGTTGTAGCCGCTGGAAAAAAGAGTAAAATGCGAAAAGACCGTTACTCATCTTTAATTATGGCAAACATGGCGGCTAGAATTATAGCGCGAACACCAGAGCAAGAAGCTTATCAATTCTTTGGTGGTTTTGCTTCATCATTACCCTCAGATTCTAAACAAAAAAATAAAAGCACTATGTTCTCTGGTCCTAATTGGTTCACGGATAATATGAAAGATATTTACTAATCTGTGTATAATAAGATAACAATTGAATACCATTCCAATTACTATCAAGGGCTAACATGAACGAAGAAAGATCTTTAATCACTTGGAACGATTCTGACGCCTCAAGCAAGGCGATGGCTTTTCAACAATTTGCAGAGGCGGGTCAAAACTATGCTGGTGTAACCAAGGGTAGTCATTATAGAGACTTCCGAGATATTGAGACAAATAAAAGCGTTAGGCCCGGATTCACCAATAATGACTACTATGCTTTTCGTCCAGATGAAAAAGTTCCCCACAAGCAAAAGCGCATTATTAAAATGTGCATGGATGCATACGATAAGGTTGGTGTAATTAGAAATGTTATCGACCTAATGGGTGATTTTACATGCCAAGGTATAAATATTGTCCACGAAAATAAAAGTGTAGAAAAATTTTATCAGCAATGGTTTAAAAAATGCTCTGGCAAAGAAAGATCAGAAAGATTTTCTAATTTATTATATAGATCTGGTCAAGTCATAGCTTACCGTAGCTATGCAAATATAACTCCAGAGATTGTTAAATATATCAAGTCTATGGGCCAAGACATAACTGTAGAAGTTCCTAATTTTGAGAAAAATCAAGTTCCTTGGAGATATAATTTCTTTAACCCGCTATCCGTAGACATAAAAGATAGTCAACTCAACCTATTTATAGGTAGAAACAGGTTTGAAATTCGCACACATTCTTTATTAGATAATTTTAAAGATGGTTCAATACCTGCCCACGTCTTAGAAACTCTTCCTCCAGAGCTTAAACAAAAGATTCAACAGGGCCAAAGAAGCGTTGAGCTTGATCCAGAAAGAGTATCCGTATTTTATTATAAAAAAGACGATTGGACAAACTGGGCTAACCCCCTGATATATGCTATCTTAGATGATATTATAATGCTAGAGAAAATGAGACTGGCAGACCTTTCTGCACTTGACGGCGCTATATCTAATATCAGACTTTGGACTCTCGGAAACTTAGATCATAAAATTCTTCCAAACAAGGCTGCTATTAATAAACTTAGAGATATACTTGCTAGTAATGTAGGTGGCGGTACAATGGAACTGGTTTGGGGGCCAGAGCTTTCCTATACCGAGTCCAATAGCCAAGTTTATAAATTCTTAGGTTCTGAAAAATATAGCTCTGTCTTGAATAGTATTTATGCTGGACTTGGCGTTCCTCCGACGCTAACAGGTATAGCTGGAAATGGAGGTGGTTTCACCAACAACTTTATATCATTAAAAACATTGGTAGAAAGACTACAATATGGCAGAGATCAACTAACTAAATTTTGGGAACAAGAATGTGAGATAGTAAGAAAAGCAATGGGCTTCAGAAAATCTCCACACATTGTATATGACCAGATGAGTCTTTCTGATGAGTCAGCAGAGAAAAATCTTCTTATACAACTTGCAGACAGGGATATCATATCTCACGAAACTATTCTTGAGAGATTTAAAGAAGTTCCGTCTGTAGAAAAGATGAGATTAAAGAGAGAAGACAAGGATCGTCAAAGAGACAACATACCAGAAAAAGCTAGCCCCTTTCATAACCCTAATCATCAAAAGGATCTTGAAAAGATTGAAAAACAAGGAAAGGTAACGGAAAGAATACAAAAACAAAAAGAGTCTCAAAAACCTGTCAATCCAAACGGAAGACCTCAAAATAAAATCGACGAAGGGCCGAGAAAGAAAAGAACAGAAACCCCCAAATCAACACCCGGCGTTGCAGAAGTTATTGTATGGGCCAATGATAAGTATGAAGTGATATCTTCTCTGATAAATAAAGCATATCTATCATCCAATAATAAAAAGAACATGAGACAGCTAACCAGATCGGAAGTAAAAGATATAGAGTCTATCAAATTAGATGTTCTTTCAAACATTGAATTTATGGGAACCTGCTCAGAAGAAGAAATTATATCTTGCTTGAATTCTAAAAAAAGATTGCCAATCAAAATTAAAAATTCTTTAAAAAACCAAAACATAAATCCAGAATCTATGAACCTAGAAGATTACAAAAGACGCGCTATTTCTGCATTTATTGAGTATTCTTTGGATAGTTGATTTACAGTTTTAATAAAAAAAATAAATTTTTGTGTATATTATCTGTAGAGGTGAAATATGACAATAAAAGTATATCAACATGAAATAAACGATGGTATTGGCGAACTCGTTAAGAGTACCGCCAGTGTTGCCTATTGCTCTGAGGCATCAGTAAGAACAAACGTAACTGAAGCTGATGTTATACACGCCGCTGAGAAAATTGTTGCAGAAAACAAAGATCAAGTAGACCTATACTATTTAGAGTCTGTACTGGTCTCTTGTGGCTGGAATAAGAATGACGACGTGTTCATGCCAGAGGCAACTTGGGCAGCTAGAAACACACCAGAGGATAAACAGTTTAATTTTATGCACGATGAAAATGACATCATCGGACATATTACTGGTAGCTACGTCCTAACAAAAGACGGAAAGGCTGTTGGAAATGATGATGAAATGCCTGAAGATTTTGACATCATTACTCAAGCTGTTCTTTATAATAGCTGGACTGGCGAAGAGAATAGAGAAAGGATGGAGAAAATAATCTCCGAAATTCAAGAGGGAAAATGGTATGTCTCAATGGAATGTTTATTTGCTGGTTTTGACTACGCTCTAACTAGCCAAGACGGATCTAAGAAAGTTTTGGCTAGAGATGAAGAGTCAGCTTTCCTAACAAAACATTTAAGAGCATACGGAGGATCAGGTGAATATGAAGGTTATAAATTAGGGCGCGCTCTAAAAAATATTGCTTTTTCTGGCAAAGGATTGGTTTCTAAGCCAGCCAACCCCAGAAGCGTTATATTAAAAAGTGTAGCGTTTAACGTAGATGACAATCCCGTTTTCGACATAGGAGAATTTAATATGTCTGATAATTTGCTAGAAAAGCAGTTGGAAGAGGTTCGCGCTGAACTCGCTACTGCTAAAGCTGAAAACGAGGCTATTAAAGCTCAAATCGAAGAAGCAAAAGATAAAGAGTTTGCTTCCAAGGTTCAGGCTTTTGAAGCTGACATTGAAGCTAAAGACAGCAGCATTGCTGAACTAGAAGAGAGCATCAAGAGTACTCAAGCTCGTGTTGCAGAATTGGAAGA